ACACACAGCCTAACTTACTATGCTATAGCAGAGGATTACATGGCAAAGCTAACTACGCAGAGAATTGATGCACTGACTGCAAAGATTATGGATGGTCATAGTCTTGCTAGGGCTTGTACTGAGTTAAAGATAAGTCGCGCTAATATTTATAGCCGTATGGCAGAGGATGCTGACTTAGAGAGGCAGATACGGGTTGCCCAGCAGCAGAGTGCTGAGAAGGCTGTAGAGGAGTTAGATGAGTTATATCAGCAGAGGTTAAGGGGCGAGAAGGATTATGACCCTAATGTGTTGAGAGACTATGCTACTCATGTGCGTTGGAAGGTTGGCAAGCTGATGCCTGATAGATTTGGTGATCAGAAGAACAGGGCTGGTGTTGAGATAGGTGACGGCACTGTTAAGATAGTTTGGGAAACTGATGCAAGTTAAAATCCCTTATAAGCCTAGAGACTTACAGGCTGAGATGCACCAGAGTGTAAAGCGTTGGAATGTTCTTGTGATGCACAGACGCTTTGGCAAGACTGTTTGGGCTGTTAATCATTTAATAAAACATTGCCTGACTTGTGAGTTACCTAGACCTAGAGTGGCCTTTGTTGCTCCTACCTTTACACAGGCGAAGCGGATAGCTTGGGATTATGTGAAGTATTATGCTGGTGTAATACCTGGCGTTACCTTTAATGAGACTGAGTTGAGAGTAGACTTTCCTAATGGTGGGCGGTTGATGCTGTTGTCTGCTGAAAACCCTGACAGCCTTCGTGGTATTTACTTAGACCTGTGTGTGTTTGATGAATTTGGTATGCAGAACCCTAGAGTATGGGGAGAGGTTGTTAGACCAGCACTATCCGATAGACAGGGTGGTGCTGTTTTTTTAGGTACACCAGCAGGGCATAATCACTTTTTTGATTTACTGGAGCAAGCCAAAAAAGAGACAGCTAATGAAAGTGACCAGTGGTATTGGAAGATAGTTAAGGCTTCTGAGAGTGAGTTAGTGCCAGAAACAGAACTGGATGCTGCTCGTTCTATGATGACACCAGAGCAGTATGAACAGGAATATGAGTGTTCCTTTACTGCCGCTATTATAGGAGCGTACTATGGTAGATTGCTGGCTGACGCAGATGACGGTAATAGAATTACTAGAGTGCCGTATGACCCTGCTTATCCTGTGCATACAGCATGGGATTTGGGTATAAACGATAGTACGGCTATATGGTTTGCTCAGATATTTAGAGGCGGTGCAGTCCACGTTATAGATTATTATGAAAACAGTGGGGTGGGGCTAGACCACTATGCTGAGATATTGCGCCAGAAGGATTACCATTGGGGCGATCATCTTGCGCCACATGATATAGAAGTGCGGGAGCTTGGCAGTGGCAAGTCTAGGCTAGAGACTGCGTTTAGTTTGGGTATTCGCTTTAGGGTTATACCTAAGATGAAGATTATAGATGGGATTAGTGCAGCGCGTATGATGTTGCCTAAGTGTTACTTTGACAGGGAGAAAACACATGAAGGCGTTGAGATGTTGCGTCAATATCGCCAAGAGTTTGATGAAAAAAGAAAAGTATTTAGAGATCATCCACGCCATGATTTCACAAGCCATGCTGCGGATGCGTTTAGGTATTTGGCTATTGGGCTGGAAAATAAACAAACTATGGTCAAGCCTCCTCAAGCGATGGCAATGAATGACTATAACCCGTTTACGATATGACAGATGAAACTTATGAAAAGATTATATCCCTTGTTGCTGAAAGCCCGTATCACAGGGATTGGACTGTTAAAGACGTTAATGAACATATAGATACACCGATTGCTTTAGGTCAGTTTGTAACTGGTATAGATGATGATGAGAGTTTGTTTTTCTTTGCTACCTTTGCGTTTCCAGAAGAAAGCCATGTGCAAGAGTATCTAATGACTAATAATTTTCCAGAAGAAGGGTACTGCGCACAGGGGCAAGATATATGGATTATAGACTTTATTTGCTTGGGCGGTATGCGTGATATAACAGTATCTTTCCGTTGTTTAAAAAATCTGATATTGTCTATGGGATATAAGCAATGCTTTTGGTTGCGTACAGAAAAACAAAAACTTGGTTATCATAACGTAAAGGAGTAAGTCATGGGCGGTGGCGGTGGCGGTTCTGATAGTGGCGGTTACGATGCAGCACCTATGCAGTACCAAGAAAAACAGAGAAGAAAACGTGCTAAAGAAAAGCAACGTAAGCAAGAAGAAGCTATGATGAGACTAGCCGAATCTGAAGATGATTATGAAAAGGCAAGTGCTACACAGATTGATGAAAGCAATGAACAGGCTCGTCAAAATAAGAGAGACGTAGCTGCTCGTGACAGTGGTTTCTTTGCAAGGTCATCAAGCGGCAATTTCGTAAGGTCATCTTCTGGAACTGTTGTTGTAAGTACGGCTGGTCAACAAGCCAGAGAAAATATTCGTGCTGGTTTTGAGGGCAGGGAAGCTAGGGATATGGCTAAAGAGCAACCTGTTTCAGAAGATCAAACCCCAGTGAATACAAGCGAAAAATCACCAGAAATTGTAGATGATGATGTTGGTACAGCCGCGACAGTGCTTACCAAAAAGACTAGGCGGACAAGGGCTAAGCGTTCTGGTCAAGCTGGCGATTTTGGTGAAGGCATACTTGTTAGAAATACGCAAAGATAGGAGATTAAGATGGGATTTTTAAAACCAAAAGTAATTACACCTCCACCACCTCCCCCACCACCGCCAGAGCCAGATATGGCAAAGGCTACTGCATTAGCGGAAGAAGCTGTGGCTGGTGAGCGTAGAAGGCGCAAGGGTGCAGGGTCTACACAGGTTGCTGGACTTACAGCTACGCAAGCTACAACGGCAAAGCCAACATTGTTAGGATAAACCAATGGATGACATTAAAGCCATCATTAAAAGGTTTGAAGCCTTAGAAGGTCAGCGAGACAACTGGCAAAATCATTTCCAAGAACTTGCTGATTATATGCTCCCACGGAAAGCTGACATTGTGCGTAAGCGTACAAGAGGCGAAAAGCGTATGGAGCAGATCTTTGATGGCACAGCTCTGCAAGCTGTTGATCTGTTATCCGCTTCTTTACATGGTATGCTAACCAGTGGTGCTAGTGCTTGGTTTCATTTGGCAATGAAAGACCAGACTGTTGGTCGTGACCAAGAAGTGCAGAACTGGCTAGAAGATACTAGCAGTCGTATGCTACGGGCTTTTAATACGTCAAACTTTGAAACAGAAATCCATGAGATGTATGTGGATCTAGTTGTGTTTGGCACAGGCTGTATGTTTGTAGAGATGGATCAGGGCAAGCTACGGTTTAGCACTAGGCATATCTCAGAGTTTCACATAGCTGAGAACCAGTTTGGTTTAGTCGATACTGTATTTAGAAAGTATAAGTTGCCAGCCAGACAAGCTGTACTGCGCTTTGGCTACGAAGAAGTAACAGATTATATACGCAAGGTTTATGATAAAAGACCAGATGATGAAGTAACTATTCTTCACGCAGTTATGCCGCGATATGATCGTGACCCACAAAAGATGGACAGTGCGAATATGCCATTTGCTTCTGTTTACATTTGTATGGAAAGCAAGATGCCTGTTTCTGTAAAAGGCTTTCAAGAGTTCCCGTACGTTGTTCCACGATTTTTGAAGGCAACTGGTGAAACAATGGGGAGATCACCTGCTATGGTGGCGTTGCCTGACGTTAAGATGTTGAATCTTATGTCGAAAACCATCATACAGGCGGCACAAAAGCAGATTGATCCTCCACTGCTTGTGCCTGATGACGGATTTCTCCTCCCAATCCGTACTAACCCAGGTGGTCTAAACTTCTTCAGGGCTGGAAGCAGAGATACAATTACTCCTCTTAACGTGGGTGCTAACATACCTATTGGCCTACAGATGGAAGAACAAAGACGCATGGCTATTCGTTCTGCGTTTTATGTAGACCAGCTATTGTCAGGTGGTGCGCCTAACATGACAGCTACAGAGGTTATCCAGAGGCAAGAAGAACGCATGAGGGTAATTGGCCCTGTGCTTGGTAGATTGATGAATGAGATGTTGCGTCCATTGATTGACAGAGCATTTTCATTAATGTTGCGTGAAGAGATGCTTGCACAGCCACCAGAACTGCTACAGGGGCGTGATGTGGATATTGAGTATGTATCACCTCTAGCTCGCGCACAGAAGTCTAGCAGTCTTAACAATACAATGAAGGCACTAGAGATATTGATGCCGTTGTCGCAGTCATTGCCTGTTGGGGATCACATTGACCCTGATGGCCTTGTGCGTCACGTTACTGACGCTCTGGGCGTTCCTAAGACCGTGTTGCAGTCTGATGTAGAAATACAGCAGCAGCG